ATGGGATTATCTCTAAAGGCATGATTCACTCCGCCTGCAAATTGGATAAAAGAATACAGGTGCACTATGGCTGGGAAATGATTGACGAATTAAACGTCCTATTGAATTCCTCGATTGGGTACGTGGAGATTCCAGAACTCATGATTGACGCAAGCAAAAAAGGCTTTCTTCTTGATGCTCTAGAAGAGGGCTATTTGTCGCTTTCCTACAAATCTATATTTTGGGTTGGAGAAGCGTAGGCTAAACTACCCTAGAACAAGAATGGTGTAATGTTGTGGTATGGCCATTATCCTCGCTGCCGACCTTGCCGTTTACATGAACAAGACGTTTACGCAGTCAGAAGAGGACGCCGCAGCCCTGATTATTTCCAGTATTGAAGGGGAACTTTCTTCCATACTTAACAGGCCATTGGCGCCAGTTCAGATTATTGATGAAATACATATGTTGCAATCTGGGCAAAGACAGATTTTTCTAAGGAAAGCGCCAGTTACCAGCGTTATATCATTCAGTATTGGTTATCAAAATGTGTATGCAGCCCAGAACCTAGTGGATTTTGATATCCACCCATGGGGAATCGACAACATCCTAATCGCCGGTCAGGGCTATCAAGCAAAAGTGACATACAACGCAGGGTTGAGCGACTCGGTTGCATCAGCACTTGAGCGCGTGTGCTTTTCCTCTGCGTCGAGAGAGATGGGTAAGGTGCTTACCGACGCACAGGGATTGACCAGGCTAAAAGTTGAGGGAACTGAATACTTTTTTGAAGAGACCGACTCGGGTATTTTTTCGAGTACGGAACTTAAAACAATCGAAAGATTTAAACGACGAGTGATTGGTTAGTCGCCATGAGAGGGGCATTTGAGAATATTACAGTTCGAAGAAAGACGTCTACAACGGTCAACTCCGAAGGCTTGTGGACTCCAGTTGTTTCAAACACGGTTGTTCGCGGCTCACTGCATCAAAAATTTTCCGAAGAAGGACAGCCGGGCGAACTAGGTCAGTATGGGGAGCGTAGGAAGTTAATAGCACGCATCCCAAAAAATTCGACAGTATCAATTAATGACCAAATAGTTATTTCTGGAAACGCTATTTCTGGGCTAAATGCAACATACACAATAGAGGGAATAGTTTACACAAAAACCCACATTAGATTAGAGATAAGAAAGACGGTTGGTGATGAGTAAAGGAAGAGCCAACCTCGCCAGAGAAATGAAACTTCTTGACTCTCGCCTGCAGAGAATTATCCAATCCGCAATAGCAAGCAACTATGGAACAGCACTTGAAATTGCTCAAGACGGCGCAGACCGCGGTCGTGAAGGCGTCAACTATATGGGCTCATACAAGGAATATGTTGATAAATCCGGAAAGACCAGGTCATCAAGCAAACCGGGAGATATGCCATCTTCGCCGTCGGGAAATCCCCTGCATGGTTCTTTTGTGACTGGACAAATCTCAAAGAGAAACGCAAACCCCGCAATAGCATTTTTTGGAAATACCGCACCATACGCAATTGAACTGGAATACGGAACATCAAGAATTTCCCCTAGACCATTCATGAGGCCCGTGCGCGAAGCGTTGGTAAAGGGGCCAATGTCTGCCGCGGATAGAGTGGCGACGAATTTCGGCCTTGCCATGATTAAGAAAGCCAGAACCATGAAAAGACAAAATGTTATTCTTGAGGTACCGTAATGCCGTCTGTGGGTGGAGCATTAAGAACGGTTTTGGTTGGTGCAAACATTACTGGAATCACTGGCGTATTTAGGGATTTTGCTCCACCAGGTCAAGCCCAACCGTACATTACCTACTCTGACGAGATAAGCAACGTACCCGTTCTTATTGGCGATGGACTCGCCTTGACTAGGAATAAGATGGTCCAGGTTGACCTTTGGCAGGATAGGGTCTTGGAAAGCGTAGACTTAATCGATTCTGTTGTTGCCGCGCTGGACGGCGTCGGTCAGATAGATGCCACAAAGTCCGTTTTTAGGGTCAGGGTTTCAAACGTAGTAAGAATTGTGTCAACAACAGATAGTGTTGTGCATCATGCAATAACACTAGATATATATCAAAGGTCGTAATATGGCGTTTAAGGCAATCACATTAACTGGACAGTTTTTAAAAACTGATGGGTCCTACGCAAGTGGCAAGGTGTCGTTCCAACTAACTGCCCCAATGCGCGACCCAGCCACAAACGTGAGTATTCCCGTAACCAATACTTCGGTAACACTTAATGGAACTGGCAGTTTCTCTATTGCGCTTTACGCTACCAATAGCCCCGGAATCGTCCCAACTGGTGTCACCTATGAGGTAAACGAAAGAATATCCGGTTCTTCATTTAACAAATACTTTATTACCCTCAATCACACCGCCGCCCTCGACACCATGGATTTGGCTGATATTGTTCCAAATACCCAACCAATAACTACATACAACTACGCGACCACGGAATACGTAGATACCCATTCAGGTGGTTTGGCCCCATTTGAGCCAACGGACGAAATATCCGCCACAACGATTCAGGGTGCGATTGAAGAAGTTAGGGCAAAGTCAAAATATGTCCACACACAAGCATCCCCCTCTGATTCTTGGGTAATAACTCACAATTTAAAGTTTTTCCCAAATGTTTCAATAGTTGATTCAGCGAATACACACGTAATTGGCGAGGTTGTTTACAGTACGCAAAATAGCCTCACCGTAGGTTTTACCAGCCCGTTTTCTGGAAAAGCGTATCTTTCTTAGCCAGCCCTCAACCGAACTGGACATAAAATAGCCTATCCTATGATAGGTGAGCAGACTAATGGAGGTCTTTAATGAGGTTCGTTACTAACTTAAATCTTAACCAAAACCAACTGATTAACGGGACCTTTGAGGTCCTCGCCTCAGACCCAGCGGTAAACAACTTTGACGGCCGTTTAATCTTCAATAGCACTGAAGGGACTATTAAGGTTTATGACGCCACGCTTAGTGGCTGGCGCAAAATGCTCACCGGCATTTCAAGTGCTGGAACACACGCAAGCGCCATAACGGTCAGCGAGTCAAACGGAACGGTTACAATCACCCCGAACCTGTCATCCTCATCCATTCCTGGAATGATGTCGGCAGCAGACAAAACAACTTTTGATGCAGCCACAGCAACCGACGGACTAAGCACTCTAGTAAAGCGCTCAGGAACTGGAACATTCCAGGCCGCTACACCAGTAGCAGACCTAGATGTTGCCAACAAGTCCTATGTTGACTCTGCCCGTACGGGACTTGATGTTAAGGCTTCCGTAAAAGTAGCAACTACAGCAGCAATCACCATTGCTTCTGGCCTTGAGGCTGGCGACGTAATTGACGGTTACACCCTTGTTGCTGGCGACCGAGTTCTCGTAAAGAACCAGTCAACAGCATCAGAAAACGGCATTTACATTGCATCGGTTTCTGGCGCTGCTTCACGCGCAACTGACGCGGACAACAATGCTGAAGTTACTCCTGGAATGTTTACATTCGTTGAGAATGGTACAACAAACGCAGACAGCGGTTGGGTTCTCATCACCGATGGTGACATCGTAGTTGGCACAACCGGCCTTGCGTTCTCGCTATTCTCAGTCGCTGGAAACATTCTCGCTGGTGATGCCCTCTCAAAGTCCGGAGATGTTCTTAACGTCGTAACCGGTGTTGGTATCGAAGTATTTAGCGATGCATTGCGAATCAAGTCGGACGCAGCAGGTGATGGTCTCGGGTACTCCGCAGGAGTTCTGGCCGTAAATGTTGGTTCAACAACTGGTCTTGAAATTACTTCTGACAATGTTGGAATTAAACTTGATTCAGCAATTGCTGGTCTTGCAACAACTTCTGATGGTCTTAAAATTAAATCAGATATTGCTGGTGACGGTCTTACATATACCGCTGGAGTTTTAAGCCGTAACGTAATCGACCTTGCACAGGGCTCTGACGACACAAGCGGAACGCTTCCGATTGACCAAGGTGGAACAAACGCGATTACCGCGTCCGATGCAAGAACATCCCTTGCGTTCACTTCCTCGACCAACCTAACAACCACTACTCCGGTATTGGCGAGAATCTCAAGTCAGGTTATTGGAAACAACTCAAACCTTTCGTTTGCTCTAGTGCACAACCTTGGCACACGTGCTGTCAATGTTCAGGTTTTTGATTCTGCAACATTTGATACAGTAATCGCTGATGTTGTTCGAACCGACACCGACACAGTGACGGTATCTTTTTCTGTAGCCCCCGACAATGGTGCGTACACTGTAGTAATTGCTGGTTAAAACATAGAACACCTCGAGGGGTGCTCGTTACATAGAAAACAGTTGAGGCTGAATTCACATGACAAAATACGTGGGCACCCCGCTACGCGGCTTTAATTTTAGCACTGTAGCGGACGAAGCAATCTCTGCTCGGGTGAACCTTGACTCACATCCAAGAATAAGAATTGACGCTGGCGGAAAGATTACATGGTCGGATGGGGCCTCAACTGGGGACACAAATCTTTTTCGTGATTCAGCAAATGTTCTTACTACCGATGATGTTTTTAAAGCAACGGGCGGTGTAGTCACACTTGTTACAAACGGCGCGCCAACTGCAGCCCTGGCAAACGGCGCGATAGCGATTGATACCACAAACCACGTATTTTATTATCGCTCAAATGCGACATGGCTTGAGGTGAGTAGCGGAAACTCAAGCATTACTGTCAGTGATACCGCCCCAGCAGAACCAGAATCTGGGAGCCTATGGTTTGACTCAACAACATTGGAAATATCGATATATTACGGTACTGCATGGGTGGGACTCATGTCGGATTCTGGTGCAGAGGACCTGACTGATTTGTTTGACGTAAACATTTCTGCCCCCACCCCGGGACAGGCTTTCATATACGACGGTACAGAATGGGTAAACGCTTCATCAATCACCATGGACAGTGTCCTTATCGAAAGTGGCGCAACTCCAAATACTTTTCTCGGTGGCGGAGTTCTTTACGTGGAGGACGGAGCCCTTAAGTACAAAGGCTCCTTGGGGACCATAACTACCATCGCACCAGCGTAATTACGCTTTTCCCCTTCGCCAAAAAAAAGTAAAAGTGTGGGATAATTACTGGCATGGCTGTAATTTTTCCTGCTTCCCCCACGAATGGAGACAGGGTAATTCTTGCTGGAGTCGGAGCAGAGTACCAATTTATTAATCCAAGGTGGAAAAAGTATAGGTCTTCGGTTACAGATTCTGGCTTTAGCGATACCGTAATTACCCTTGAAGAACTCACCGTAGATGGAGGAGACGCAGATGGCATATAAGAGAATCCTTCTAAGGCGTGATACTGCTGCAAACTGGACATCAAATAACCCTGTTTTGGCTGCTGGCGAATTTGGTTATGAAACCAACACGGGAAAGTACAAAATCGGAAACGGTTCAACCGCCTGGAATACTCTTAGTTACTCAGTAACAGCCAACCTTTCGTCGGCAACATTGAACGACCTTGGTGATGTAACGATTACAAGCGCAGCCAACGGAGACTTCCTTCGCTGGAACGGAACAGCGTGGATTAACGATGCTGTAAACCTTTCAACCGACACGGTTGGTTCCTATGTTGAATCACTTGTTGCTGGTACTGGTGTTACGGTAACCAACAACTCTGGAGAAGGCGCAGCGCCAACCATTGCCATTGGACAAGATGTTGCTTCTTCTGCAAGCCCAACATTTGCCAGCCTAAACCTAAATGGAAACATTGTTTTTGAAGGCGCAACTGCAAATGAGTTTGAGACAACTCTTTCTGTAACCGACCCAACGGCGGATAGAACTATCACCATTCCTGATGCAACGACAACCCTTGTCGGTACAGATACGACTCAAACCCTGACCAATAAAACGTTGACATCTCCCAAAATCAACGAGGATGTTGTCCTTGCGGCAACTGCTACCGAGTTAAACATTCTTGATGGTGCAACTCTTTCCACAACGGAACTTAACTATGTTGACGGAGTAACCTCTGCTATTCAGACACAGTTAGATTCCAAACAACCAACCTTCACTGGTTACGACTATGAAATCCAAGTCAGTCAAGTGGATGGAAACGACACTACTGGT